GATGAGTGAAAGAACATATACTCCCGATGGATGGATCGTTGTGGAGTTTAGAACTAATGATGGAGAAGTTAACCGCAAGGTCATGGCTTCATGGTACGGTGGTTATCTTGGAAGTGATAGATGGAAGTTAAGTTCCGGGATTACTGAAACGATTGAGCATGAGGATCATTATGAGTTTATCAACCATTCTGGTAGTGTCTATAAGTGTGGTAAGAATTCGTTTGGTCTAAGTGGTTATGCAAGCGGTGTGCTAGAGTCCTTTAAGAAAGACCTTGAAGGAGTTGCAACTATTGAAGTTATTGATATTAGGAGTAAGTGATGGGTTTAGATCAATAGTCAACGAACCCAATCAAGTTTGTTCCATTTATCTCTATTTTCAGAATCCCAGAGTGGCTGTAAATTTGAATAATGATTTAACTTGATTACTTCTCCTTCTGTCTTTGCGGTAGATAGAGGAATAATATGATCTATAACCCATAATCCATAATTATTCCATTCCATGTTTTCAACGAATTGGGATTCCATATGATGTACGAATTCATCATATGAACATCCAAGAATCAAATTTGTTTTAGTATTTTTTCTGTAACCTTTATTAGTAAGAGAATTTCCAATTAGTTTTCTAATATTACCTTTCAATTTATATACGGGATCAGAATGGCGTTTTTCCCTTACACGGTTGGCAATGTTTGGTTTATTTTTTGGATAATAATCTTTATAGTAATTTTTATGATATGCAGACTGACAAGAATTGCAATTATTACGTTTTCCATCAGAACTATTTTTTCTATTTGGAAATTCAGTAAGTAATTTCGTTATATTACATACTCTGCATATTTTTATTTTATTCATCATATATTTATATATATTAAATTAAGGAAATTTCATGGGGCTAGATATGTATTTGACAGCCAAGCGGTACCTCTCAAAGTATAATCCTGAGGATGCTAAGCTGCGTGAATTGGTTTCAGCAATTGATTTTGGTTTCTCTGGTGAAGTTGAACAGATTAGCTTTGAAGCTATGTATTGGCGCAAGGCGAATGCTATTCACAACTGGTTCGTAAGAGAAGAACAAGAAGGTGTGGATAACTGTGCTGAGTATTCCGTTAGTACCGAAGCCTTGGCAGAATTGAGGGATATCTGTAATAAGGTTTTAGTTGACCCCGATAAAGCAGATGAGCTACTTCCGCCACAATCAGGTTTCTTCTTTGGTTCCACAGATGTTGATGAATGGTACTTGGATCAATTGAAGTATACTGTGGAACGCTTGGATGTTCTCCTTGAATTACCTGAAGTTAAGGATCGCAAAATTAATTTCTACTACAGTTCTTCATGGTGATGTATGTTTAAGCTACCTGTTGACCCCTACTATGTCAATGCAGCCACTTGGTGGTTGGAAAACAAAAACCATGATAATGAAGAATTCAAAGCATGGCTAAAAGAACAAGGTACTGAAATTCAGAAACACGATTCCTATTACCCATGGTTGGATTTTGAGAGCCCTCTTGCAGCAACCCTCTTTAGGATCAGATGGGCAGATAGTGTTGTTTCCACGCAACACTAGTCCATTCTCTGCTTGACTTCTACCGTGGTTCATGTATAATGGATCCTGTGATAATAAAGGAATCTTTATGAGAAAAAAACGATCCGACCGTAACCATGTATTATATCGTGTTATTTGCGAAAATACTGGAGACTCATATATCGGTCTAACCGTTGCTCAGGGTCAAGCGTTTGTTCGGTCAGTTAAGGTTCGCTGGCAGAAACACGTTAGCCGTGCCATGAAGGAAGACAGAGATTGGTTTTTCTGTTGCTTTCTCCGTGACAATATAGAAGCTGAATATCGGTACGAAGTTTTGGAAATTGTTCGTGGAAGAAAACCTGCACACCAACGGGAACGTGCGTTGATTGCGGAATTGGAACCTAGTCTTAATACTTTTTAGGTGAATAATATGGAATTGGTAATTAATAATTGTTATGGTGGTTTTAGTTTGTCGGATGCGGGTATTGCTCGCTACCTGGAATTGAAAGGTATGAAGTTAAATGATGGTTTTTATGACCGTGATATTCCTCGGGACGACCCGATTCTAATTCAAGTGTTTAAGGAATTAGGAGATGCTGCAAATGGGTTTGCTGCTGACTTAAAAATCGTGGAAATTCCAGATGGCGTGGATTGGGAAATTGAAGAATATGATGGTAATGAATGGGTGGCGGAAGTTCACCGTACATGGAGTTGAAAATGAAATTTAAATTATTATTGGTTGCTGGTATCGTTGTTCTTTCCGGTTGCTCTTCAGCACCAAAAGCTCCTGTGTATAAACTAAGCGGGTATACTGGCCCGGAAGCAATGCACCGTAATGAAGTCGTACAGGCTGCTCGTGAATGTATCCGTGCTCGCTTGCGGCCTAATGTTGAATACACCGCACAAAAGGTGGACTCAGGTGGCCGTGTTTTAGTTCCAGTTAATGTGCATTGTGAACCATACTAAAATGAATCTTTTTGATAATCTAGCCTCTGTTGGAATTACAACAAGCATTCTCCAGTATGCTGTGTTCGCTGTTATTTGCGTCTTTATATTAGGGTTTATTTGGAAGTATGTCGTGATTGGCGCAGGTATCATTTTTTGTGTTTATGTCTTAGCTATGCCGGTTATGGGAGTGAAAAATGAAGCAATAGCTGATGCTAATGCGGCAGTAGCTCTGAGAGATCCGGTTGAAGTTGAAGAAGCTAGGATCAAAAAAGAAATAGATAGAAATAAACCATTGTTCTTAACTGATTGCCAGCGTTACGGTGATTACACCAAGCAAGAGTGTGAGAAAATTTGGGATGAGCGGTCAAACCCACCTAAGGAAGATTGATGCCAAAACTTATATACGACATAACAAGCATTTTATTAATTGCTTCCGTTAATGCAGCAATAATTGCATTTTTAATTTATGTGTTTTTTTTATGATTAGCATTTTAATAGCATTGGTGTGCATTATCGTTGCACCAATCTTATTATTAGGCTTTGCTTTGGTTCTTGCTCTTATTGCAAGTAAATATTTGAATTTCTAGTGTTGTTTTTTGGCAACATTATCCAAAAAGTCCTTGACTTCCTTGCCGGTTCGTGTATAATGGATCCTATTGAATGAGAAAGGAAATGAAAATGTTGAAAGCCGAAAAATTTGAAGTCCGTGATGTTATTCGCTCTTACGATTTTAAACCTATGGTTGGTCGTGAAGATTGCTTCGTTGAAGGTGAAATTTTAGAAATCACCAACGAACAAGGCTATAATGCCTATAAAATTGTAGTAACAAAAGATTCGTGGTCTGATTCGGAAGACAAAGGCCGATTTGGTAAAATCGTGTATTGCCCTGTTGCGGTATTTCACAACGATTATCCAGGTCGTGTTATTAATTTATCAAGGATTTAAAATGGCAGTAATGAAAGATGTTTTTACCGATATTCAGATTTTGTTGGAAGATTCCGACAATACTCCGCTGATGATAGCTCGGAAGTTAGGCATACCCGTTGAGTGGGTGTTTGAAGTTTTGGATTATTCTGATGTTGATTCAGATAATAATTTCTGATTATCATAGTCCGTTAAAGGAATTTAAATGAATTGCCCTAAGCGTAACCTTATTGCAAAGGATTTGAGAACACCTAAGTATCGTATGCGGGTTGCGGTTTCAAAAAAGGTCTATGACCGCAACCGCATTAAACGCACCGAACAAAAGGATGTTTATGTCGGAACCTAATGCGACCCAATTTGATGGGTTTTACCTGATGCCGGGAAACGATGAAGGTTCCCTGAAATTGTCTTATTTTGATTTTTTGGATAATTTTGATAAAGGCGAAAAAGTTGATGGCACAAAATTTGGTGATATGTACCATGTTATATTCTTTAAACAGAGTGAAAATGGTGAACCAGAATTTGATGACCACTTTGAGGCGATTTTTAGTGATCCAGAGGCATATGTTCACGGCTTGATTCGTGCAAATGTCTACGGATGCTTTGTTAGAAAGACGGAAAACAGTTATAAATGGGTTGATGATTACCTAAAAAGCACTTTGAATCGTGTTACACTATTGAAACTTAAGAATTATGCAAAAAAAATTGCGGAGAATTTAAAATGAGTGGAAAATTTGATTTTAGTGATGCTGAAACAAGAAATTGGTTAAGAGATTTGTTGAAAAGTGAAGTTGTAACGCTGACTTTTACGAAAAAAGACGGAACGAAGCGTGAAATGCTCTCTACTTTGTGTGAATCACGAATTCCTAAGTCGGAAAACACGAAAGAAAGTGCCGGAACACGAAAATACTCGGAAGAAGCACAACCTGTGTATGATATTGAAGCAAAAGGCTGGCGAAGTTTTCGCTGGGACTCACTTTCAATGATTGAATTTTCAATTGGAGACGAAAATGTTGAATAATCTCAAAGAAAGTGCTATGATAGCAGCCGGCGGACTAGTTGCTATCATGCTGGCTGTTGCATTTTTAGTTCTTGGCCCGATTTTTGTAATTTGGGCATTAAATACGCTATTTCCAATCTTAGCAATACCGTATTCCCTTGAAACTTGGTGTGCGGTTGTTGTTTTAGCCTGGTTTATGCGAATGAAAATTTCTATTAAAGGATAATTATGAAATACATTGTTGAAACACTTGGTATCTTCCGTATGGTTCATGTGGTTGAAGCTGAAAATAAAGATGAGGCATTTCGTATTGCTCAAGCAGCTGATGATAATTGGCAGGAACATCTTGGTGAAATGCGGGTTGATATTTGCGAGTATACCGAAGAACAGATTGCACATTTCAGAAAAAAACAGTATTTCTCAGATCATGTTTCTTTTAAAGATGAAAATGGTGTTCTTTCATACCTTCATCCAAATGGTGAAGTTGTTCCGTATAAGTAAAGGTAAATAAGAACACTCTTATTGAAATACACTTCAGGTAGGCTAGCCAATATTATATCTTATCGGGTATAATCAGGAGTGTATTTCAATAAGGGTGGATGTCTGAGTGGTTTAAGGTAGCTGACTTGAAATCAGCCGTGTGTAGTAGAATAGAATTGTATGATAAAATGTGGGAAGAGCAAGAAAATGTTCTTCAATTGATTAATAAATGGAAACTCGGTGAACGATTTTCCGCTAACGATTATAGGAGGAAGTCAAATGCCAGCAGTATATCTAGTATCTGACACACACTTTCGGGCATAGTGGCGTTTGTCGTTTTACACACGGTGACACCGGAGTGAAGATTAGACCGTGGACTGATCCTGATGAAATGGATGAAGCGATGGTCAAACTCTGGAATGAAAGAGTAGGAAAGAACGATAAGGTATATCACCTCGGCGATGTTGTGATGAAACGCAAGAACCTTGGCATTATGCGTAGGCTGAATGGTGACAAAGTGTTGATTCGTGGTAACCATGATATTTTTAAAGATGATGAATACCGTGAGCATTTTCGTGAGCTTCGTGCTTATCATGTGCTGAATGGAATGATTCTTTCACATATTCCACTTCATCCAGAAAATCTTGGAAGATTTGGTGTAAACATTCATGGACACCTCCATACGAATCGTGTTATGAAGGCTAAAGGTATTAATTATCCGACTGGAGAAATTATCTACAGCGAAACAGAGATTGATCCACGATATCATTGTGTATGCGTAGAACAAACAGATTTTGCACCGATTCTTTTTGAAGATGTAATTAAGAGAATTGAAGCACAAGGTGGTAAGGTAGGTTTTCACAACGGAAATCAATAGTGCGATGGGTTGTCCGAGAAGTTAGGTAACAGTCTGCAAAACTGTCGAGATGAGAGCGTTACTCATACCCATCTCCATCATTTGAACTTACGTTTTTTAACAAATGGTAGTCAGTTCAAATCTGACTCGCACTTCCACTTTAGAATTCTGCCGTTAGTATAATGGATAATACATAGAGCTTCTACCTCTAGAATGTGGGTTCAATTCCTGCACGGCAGGCCAATCTAAAAGGAACTAGCATGAAAAAACTACTTACTTTTATATTATTGTTTTTTTGTGCTAATGTAAGTTCATATCAAGAAATTTATATACTTAAAAATACTGGAGATATAAATGTATCTTTAAGTGAAGAAAATTGTCCTTATTTGATGGATAATTCACGCTTTAATTTAGCAATTGCTTCTAAAGATAACAAAAAAATAATGGGATGTTGGACAGTTAATTCAAATGATGTTATTATTATTTGGAATATAAATGATAGACCAGTGGAACAATTTTTCAAAATTTCAGATTTTGTTTTTATGAAGATTATTTAATTGCTCGGTTCGTCTATCGGTTAGGACACCGCCCTTTCACGGCGGTAAGACCAGTTCAATTCTGGTACCGAGTGCCAAAGTTTTATCTGAGTGTAGTGTAGTCTGGTAACATACCTGGTTTGGGACCAGGCGTCCAAGGTTCAAATCCTTGCATTCAGACCATGTTTATTGTCTAGTAGCTCAGTTGGTAGAGTAGATGACTGTTAATCATTTGGTCGCTGGTTCGAGCCCAGCCTAGACAGCCAATATTGCCCTGTTAGCAGAGTGGTAATGCACCTCACTTGTAATGAGGGGATCGGCGGTTCAATTCCGTCACAGGGCACCATCTTTATGCGAGATTAGTTTAGTGGTAAAACTCCTTCCTTCCAAGTAGGTGTCATCGGTCCGATTCCGATATCTCGCTCCAAACTCCTGTAGCTCAAAGGTAGAGCACGAAACTCATAATTTCTTGGTTACTGGTTCAAGTCCAGTCGGGAGTACCAAAAATGCATTTATGTATCTTAATATGCATAAATATGTGTTATGGGGATACATACTAAATTCAATAGTGTCCTTTGTTATTTTATATTCTTAGCGGCTCAGCCCGCACTTGCCAGCGAATTAGTTCATCAATTTAATAGCCCAGCCTTTACCGGTATGGGCTATTCTTCGCATGTCCTAACTATTGAACAGTTGGAAAAACAACGCCAACAAAAAATAAAAGACGAGAAACAATCGGTTATAGACAAAGCCGAGCGTGACGCTAAAAACACCAATATAGCAAAATTCTTGGTCAATGTTGAATCAAGGATTTACGCACAACTATCAAAACAACTTGCTGACCAAATGTTTTCAGAGGGCGGTAAGTCCAATGGAACAATGGAGTTTCAAGGCACTACAATTTCATGGGTTAAAACAGGAAGTAATGTAACTCTCACGATATTAGAAACGAATGGTAATCGTACGGAGATCACGGTGCCCATTTCAGGATTTGCATTTTAGATGAAATACCTTTTTGTCATTCTTCTTGCGTTATTATCTGGATGTGCTAGTACACAGTTAGAAATGATGCAACAAGAGCCAGTTAAAATTGAACCAAAGAAATCATTGGCTGATAAGTTGCCTTTATTAGATGGACCGCCAATGACGGTTGCGGTATATGGTTTTATTGATAAAACAGGTCAGAATAAACCTAATGAGAAATTGGCACTATTCAGTAAAGCAGTTACTCAAGGTGCAGAAACATTTTTGATAAAAGCTTTAAAGGATTCTAAGAATTGGTTTAAGGTTGTTGAAAGAGTTGGGTTAGATAATCTAATTAAAGAAAGACAGCTGATTAGAAATCAAAGAGAAGTGTATGAAGGCAAAGAAGCTAAACCACTAAAACCTTTGACCATTGCTGGAATCATGATTGAAGGCGGCATTATTGGTTATGATACTAATATAAGAAGTGGTGGCGCTGGTGCAAGGTATCTTGGGATTGGTGGAAATCAACAATACAGAGTTGATGAAGTTGTTGTATCACTAAGGTTGATAAGTGTTAGTTCAGGTGAAATACTTTTAACAAACTCCGTATCAAAAACTATTTACAGTACCGCATATAGTTTAGGTGTTTTACAATTTTTAGATTCTGGAACATCAGCTTTAGAATTGGAATTGGGTAGTGCTGCAAATGAACCAACAACATATGCTGTCAGAGTAGCAATTGAACAGGCAGTTTATGAAATGATTATAGAAGGTGAAAAAAATGGATTGTGGAGATTTTTAAAATAACAAAAAAGGAAATAAAATGAAACTAAAAGCTATCGTCTTTATCATGGCGGTGCTTGGTTTGACAAATGTGCATTCAAATGAAGTTTATATAGACCAAGTAGGTGACGCATCAACAGTTACCATCATACAAGATGGTACAGGTAACAAAGTCGGAGATTCAGCAACACCAGTTTTCATTGGTGGTGGATCAAATGTAGTTAGTATCAGTCAAATTGGTACTGGTAATGAATTGATTATGGTTGTGAATGGAGCTGCGGCTGAAGTTCTTGTTGATACAACAGGAAGTAATAACATTCAGACAATTAATTGTGGAACACTAGGATCAGCTTCTTGTTCTGGATCAACAATTAAACAAGTTGTTACTGGAGATTCTAACATCATTACTCAAAATTTGGGTACAGGTGCGAATCATTACAGCGAGATTAATGTTGTTGGTAGCACAAACACAATCACTCATACAAGTACCAATGCTGGCGCTTCAACCGTGAATGTTACTGCTACTGGTGATACTAACACAATCGGAGTAACTCAAAGTGGAACTACTGCAAAGACCGTTACTATTAATTCTACAGGTAATAGTAACAACATTTCTGTTAACCAGTCAAACTAGTTTTGCGGCTGTTGGTAAAATCTCAGAACAAACCGGTCCAACCGAAATTGTTAGAGATAAGAAGTCAATTGATGGTAAAATCAATTCTTCAATAGAAATGAATGATATGGTTGTTACGGCTAAATCAAAAGCTAAATTAGTTTTTGAAGATGCCACAACCGTAAACATCACCGAACAATCCAAACTGGTGATTGATGACTTTGTATATGACCCTAAAAAGGGTTCCGGTAAACTCACCATGAAAGTGGTGTTAGGTACTGCTAGATATGCAAGTGGTCAAATTGCAAAAAATAGTCCACAACAAGTAAATATTCAGACCCCTACTGCCACGGTCGCAGTTAGGGGTACTGACTTTTCCATGACGGTTGATGAGCTAGGTCGTAGTTTGATAGTTCTATTACCATCGTGTGATAATAAAGGATGTGTGACAGGTGCGATTCAAGTGTCTAATGATGCCGGTACTGTTTTCATGGATACGGCATATCAAACAACGCTAGTATCTTCTTTAAGTTCTTCTCCATCGGCTCCGGTCATTGTTACCATTGACCAAGCAAACATAAACAACCTTCTAATTATTATACCACCTAAAGAAGTAAAATCTGACAATAATAGAAGTGATACAACCACACAAACAGCCTTGGATGTGAATTTTCTCAATAAAGATTTTCTCAAATACAATGCTCTAGATGTAAATGAGTTGGCTAAGTTCAATGCACTAGATATCAATTTTCTTGATGGCAACCTTTTAACAAACCTACTTGACGATAGCACAAAAGCATTATCTCAATCACAAGAGTCCATGCTTGCACAAGGTACAATGCTTCCTGGTTATAGTGAAGCCTCTGGTATAAAATATGGAGTTGATGATACAGGGAAATTAACTCTGTATAAAATTACAGGTCACACAGCACAAGTTTCTGTAAGCCAAGAAGCTAATGCACAATTAAACATTTCACAAGATGGTTCATCCGTATATCAAAAAATCAATAGTGGTGGAACTACAACAATAACAATAATACAGAAATGAAAAAATTACTTAATCCATGGACAGCTATACTTACATTATTACTTTGTTTACTTGTCCGTGTTAATGATGGAAGTTTTGTTGAAAGTGTTAGACTAAGATATTTTGACCAATTAATAACTTCAAAGGAAACTTCCGTATCTAAGCTGATACAGGTTGTAAATATAGATGACGAAACTATTCGGCACAAAGGTCAGTTCCCCTTCCCAAGAGATGAGTATTCCAAATTGGTTTCTGATTTGTATTCTCGTGGTGCTGGGTTGGTTGTCTTTAACATTTATATGCCTGAGCCTGATCGTTTTGGCCATGATTCTAAGTTAGAGAAAACATTAAAAGAATTTCCTGTTGTATTACCACAAACAGCGGTTAACGAAAAACTAACAAATAACTATCCTGCATTTAGGCCAGGTGTATCGGTGATTGGTACAGGAGATGTGGGTATCAAATATGAAAGTATTCAACCAAATATTAAACCATTTAACGAAAGTGCTGCTGGTATTGGTGTTGTTAACACCTTACCAGAAATTGATGGCATTACCAGAAGGGTGCCAATGGTTATACAGTCAGCAGGCTTGTTATATCCAAGCATCAGTCTTGAAACCCTTAGAGTTGCATCCGAAGATCCTAGTTTCCAAGTTAGAGTCACAGAATCGGGAATTGAAGCTGTCAGAATTCCAAAATTTGGAAAAATCACAACAGACCAAGTTGGTAGAATTTGGGTTGATTGGAGCTCCAAACCTATTGAGCACTCAGCATCAAATTTACCAAAAGACTTCAATGGCGCAATCGTCATTGTTGGACTCACAGCCAAAGGTCTCAACAATCCTATTGCAACAGCTACAGGATCAGTCTATCCTCATTACCTTCAGGCTGCGGTACTAGATACATTGGTTAGTGAAACAAATATTCAGCGTCCAGATTGGGCAGATGGTGCTGAGATATTATCTTTGGTATTACTATCCGCAATACTATTATTTTTAACAAGGTATGTTTATGCTGGCATTCTTTCTTCCGTACTTATTATTTTTGGTTGCATTGGTGGGTCTTATTACCTATTCAATGGATACAACTACCTCGTGGATATCACAATGCCTGTGGTTACTCTTGTTCTTGTCATCCTTCACGCTTATGGCATTAAGTTTATAAGTGAGTTTTTGCAGAAACAGCAAATCAAGAAACAGTTTGGCACTTATCTCAGTCCTGCAATGGTTGAGAAGCTACAAAAGAATCCGGAGTTATTACAATTAGGTGGTGAGAGTAGAGAGTTATCTATTATGTTTACCGATGTTCGTGGTTTCACCACTATATCAGAACACTATGGTGCTGATGTTCAAGGTCTAACCAAAATTATGAATCGCTATATGACTGCGATGACTGCAAGGATTATTGAGAACAACGGAACTCTAGACAAGTATATTGGTGATGCTCAGATGGCATTTTGGAATGCACCACTTGATGAAAAGAACCACGCCAAGATGGCTGTTAAAACCGCATTAGAAATGATGGAGAGTTTAGAAGGATTTAATAAAGAGGTTGTTGCGGAAGGTATACCTGCCTTTGGCATGGGTCTTGGTATTAATACTGGCATCGTTGTTGTCGGCAACATGGGTAGCAATCAACGCTTTGATTATACTTGTCTTGGGGATTCTGTCAATCTGGCTTCAAGACTAGAAGGACAGAGTAAACCATATGGTGTGAAGATTGTTCTTGGTGCATTGACAGCAGAACAAGTTAAGGATGAATATGATATTGTTGAATTGGATTGTATTGCTGTGAAAGGTAAAAAAGAAGGTGTAAAGATATTTACCTTAGCAAAAGGCAATCAAATGCACGACAATTTCCTTGATTACTATTATCGTGGTCAATGGAATAAAGCACTATCTCTTATATTAAAACTAAAAGAACTCACTCCTGAGCTGGTGAATTATTATGGAAATATGGAAGAAAGAATGCTAGAAGGAATGCCTTTAGATTGGAATGGAACATATAAGGCGACCTCTAAGTAATTATCTACAGACTCTCACACTACGATAACCTCGGTGTCTATGATCCCAACGATGTTCATAATAACAAAAAGCTGGTTGAGGATTTCGGTAATATATTGGAGATGGAATATAAACAGGTCTTGGTTCAATATACGAATATTGAGGCCGAACATAATATGGATCCGTTATTACACAACCGGATAAAGATGTTATAATTGCTATAGCTATTAAAATTCTTTTCATAAAATTCTCCACGCAGTTATTTAATCCAATTTTTATTCATCATCTTTTTTGATTTGATTGATTTTTTCTTCCGCTATCATACGCTCATGGTCAATAGTTTTACCACGCAAATGTAACACTACATCAACCTTTTGATTTAATCTAATCAAGTCATTATCAAGCATACGAACACGATCAATTAAAGCGATTAGAACCGTATTTGCTTCTTTTAATACAGGCTTAACTTCTTTAGTAGCCCAAGTCCAAACAAAAAATATCATATAACCCATACCACCTGCAGCTACAATTGGGAAACCATATGTGTTAATTAGTTCAGCTATGTCCATTTTCTTTTAGTTTTCTAAATGTGATTACTTTGTCAACAATCTCAATAACGAATTTGTCACCATCTTTCACATGAAGTTTTTCTGCTAATAATTCTTCATCCATCCTAACACTACCATCCCCCAATAACATAAAAGTATAATCATAAAATAGCATCAATCTCTCCGAGAATCATTTTTACCGTCCGCTCGAGAAATCCTATTTACATCAGGCTTTAGTCCCAAAGCATTTGATACAACGGTGTCAATTCTGATAACATCATGGTTCATGGTTTTTACACGATTATCCAAAGCCGTAATAATACCAGATAATCCCTGAACCGAGCTCATTACACCTGCCAGAATAAATTTTAGGGTTAGGAAGATAAAATATCCACCCGCACAAGAGGCTGCAATGGGGAAACCCACTTCTGCCACTATTTTTAAAAAGTCCATTTTTACCTCTTATTTTTCTTATTTTTAATAAAAATAACTCTTGACTTTACTACCTATTTATAGTATGATGGTTTTTATCTAGTATAAACAGCTGTTGTATAAAAACAACACTTGTTCAAATTTATCTTGAATATTAGAATTTTATGTGTTATAATGGATTAATTAACAATTGGGAGTAATATTATGATTCGTAATAAAAAAGATGTATATGAGAAAGTGATTGATTTGACCGGCCCTGATGGTAATGCTTTTGCCTTAATGGGATATGCACTACGATTTGCTAGGCAACTGGATTTGGATTCAACCCAAATTCGTGAAGAAATGATGGCTGGTGATTATGAAAATTTGGTGGCCGTGTTTGATAAATATTTTGGTGATTATGTAGTGCTGGAACGGTAATGAGTGGCATTTATATATTGAAAACTCTTGATGGGTACCGAGTTGCCTACTCAAAACTAAAAGATTACCTCTTTTGTAACTATAATGATGATACAATGAATTATGAAATCCATACAGAAGTTTTGAATGAGATGTTCGGTAATTGTTTGGCGTTAGAAAATGCAAGAGATGCTTTGGAGGCTTCAAAGTGCATAAGTAACACTATGAAAGAAACAACAGACGGTATAATGTTTATTGATTCTTATGGCAAATATACCTTTGAGGAACTATCCAATGGCAAGGCAACGAAAAACACTTGAAGAAATTGAAGTTAAACTTACCGGCGGAGAACCAAATTTCAAAGGTAAAGAAATTTCAAATGCTGAAATGGCTCAGGCATTAAATTGGTATTCTCAAAATAGAGACGGTAAAACTTCTATTAAGTATACCAATGAATACTTTAAAAGACAGAAGATTAAGATGGATGCTTCTGTTGTTAACAAACAAAAACCAACATTTGGTTTCCTTTGTCGGTTAAAAACAACAGGTGTAATATTCACAGAATCTCATGAGGAATCATTCCAAAATCTTTTAAAAGAAATGCGGAATGAGGTTGCTACTTTAGTAGAGGATATTCCTGTTGTTAGTAATGTAATATCAATACAAGATCGCATTGCGGAGAAAGTTTCTGAAATTGCTGGAGAACTTGAAGGTTCAATTGATGATTATGTTTTATGTGGTTTTGTTAAGTTTCAATCACCCTATGGCCTGATGCACAGTAGGATTAAAGGTGCTCATGCTTCAAAAATATCTGAAATATTTAAACGCCGTAGGCAAGAGTTTGCAGAACCAATAGATTCAAAAGATACCGATTTAAAAGAAGGTTATTCAAACTTCACAAAAATGCAATTAAAGAAACTTGTGGCATTTTGTGATTTAATTATTTTAGATTGTAATAAGATTTCTGGCGAATCTAAAAATACCAGAAAACCTCGCAAGCGCAAGGTAAAATCAGTTGAAGAATTAACATCAAAGGTTTTATATTGCGAATCTAATGATGAATTTAAATTAAAATCTGAATTACCAAAAACCATAATTGGTGCAACACAGCTTTGGGTGTTTAATATCAAAACTAGGAAACTAGGTGTATATCAAGCTTTGGATGCTGAGGGATTTAGCATTAAAGGCACAAGTATACTAAATTATTCTGAAATGAAATCGGTACAAAAAGTGTTAAGAAAACCAGAAGTAATATTACCTGAAATCATAAAAGGATCTAAGGTGTTCTTGCGTAATGTTATTGAATCGGTAAAAGCGAAAGAATCTTGCCTCAATGGTCGTTTAAATCGTGATACAATATTATTAAAGGTCGTGAAGTGACCGAAAGGAATTAAGTTGATACTTATTGATTATAACCAGGTAGCTATTGCTAATCTGATGGAACAAATTGGGTCATCAAGGACAGCCGTTGATGAAAGTTTAGTCCGTCATATGATTTTAAATACAATTCGCACCTATGTGAAGAAGTTTAAAGAATCACATGGCCCGGAAGTTGTTATTGCTTGTGACAATAAGAAATATTGGCGCCGTGATATCTTTCCTTACTATAAAGCTCACAGGCGCAAGGCTCGTGAATCTTCTGGTCACGATTGGACTTCAATTTTTGAAGTGTTGCATAAAATCAAAGAAGAATTAAGGATTCATTCACCATACAAAGTTATTGATGTTGATACAGCAGAAGCTGATGATATCATTGCTGTATTGGCAACAAGATATTCTGGTACTGATAAGGTGATGATTTTATCTTCTGATAAAGATTTTGCTCAGTTACAAAAGTTTCCTAATGTTGAGCAATATTCTCCAATCATGAAGAAGTATATCAAAGAACAGTTTCCTGCTCTGCAATTAAAGCAGATGGTAATTCGTGGAGATAAGGGTGATGGTATTCCAAACATTTTATCTAAAGATGAAACTTTTGTGGAAGGTGTAAGGCAAAAACCAATTACTGAAGTGAAGATCATTCAATGGTTGAATCAACCAGCTGAAGATTTCTGTAATGCAGATATGCTAAGAAACTTCAAAAGAAATGAAATGCTAATTGATTTAACACAAATACCTGAATCTCTGAAAGAAAGTATTATAGATACATATACAAACACTAAAGTTCATACGAGACAAGAATTTTTGAATTATATGATAGCAAACCGACTAACTAATTTAATTGGATCAATAAATGAGTTCTAACCTATTATACTCAGAAATATTTACCGATTTTGAAAAAGCTACAACAAGAGAAGATAGAATTTCCGTTTTGCGTAAAAATTCAGACCATAGATTCAAAGATTTTTTGACAATCGTGTTCAATCCAAACTATGTGTTTGATGTTCAACCACCAAATTATAGGCCGGCAGTTGAACCAGCTGGATTAAATTTCGCATACCTTGATACAGAGATTCCTAAGTTGTATCGTTTCATTAAAAATCATCCACAAAGATCGGCCGATTTAAAAGAGGATAAACAAAAACAACTACTTGTTGTTATTTTAGAAGCCTTACATAAAGATGAAGCTGATTTATTGGTAAAAATGTTTAATAAAGATTTGAACATTAAATACCTAACACCAAAGATTGTAAAAGAATCTTTTCCTGATATTGACATTCCAGTATGAAGATTGTAGTATGCTCAGGTGGGTTTGACCCACTACATTCTGGCCACATAACATATTTCCGTGCAGCTCAAGCTTTGGGTGATAAACTTATAGTAGGCATAAATTCAGATGAGTGGTTACAAAGAAAGAAAGGAAAACCTTTCATGTCTTGGTACGAAAGGTCATTAATTGTTGGAAGTATTAGGTTTGTTGATTTCACTATGTCGTTTGATGATGATGATGATTCAGCTATTGCTTTATTAGAGCGAGTAAAGGTTTTTTGGCCTAATGAAGAAATAATTTTTGCGAACGGTGGTGATAGGAATAGTTCTAATAACAGAGAATCAGGAGTTCTAGGTGTTGAATTTGTGTATGGAGTTGGAGGTTCAAATAAAATGAATTCCTCATCCGAAATTTTAAAAAATTGGCAAGAAAAAAATCCTCATCTTGGTGTATAATGAAAGTAGCTGTCGTAACTCCCTCAATTGGTAATCCTAAGTTCCGTGATTGCCTCAATAGTGTAGAAACTCAAACTTATCAAGACCTAACTCATTATGTGTTCATTGATGGATATCTTCCATCAGCTACAAGAATGACTCTTGGTTATAGTAAGGTTAGAACAATCCATTTAGAAGAAAATGTTGGCAAAGGCTGGTATGGGCATCGTGTATATGCTGCCTGTTCTTTCCTTGTTAATGCTGATATCATTTGTTACCTTGATGAAGATAATTGGTTTGAACCAGATCATGTGGAAAAACTGGTTAATCAAATCAAACAAGGTAACGATTGGGCTTATTCTCTAAGAAAAATATACGACAAAGATGGCAAATACCTTTGTGATGACAATTGCGAATCACTAGGTAAGTGGCCAGTATACTTTAATGACCAAGTGCATCATATTGATACCTCATCATTTGCAGTTAAGCGTGATGTTGCTGTTCGTATAGGTCACGCATGGTATGGCCAATGGGGTGCAGATAGACAATTCTTTACAAACCTAAAACAAAATTTTCCAAAGTTTGCTTGCACTAATACACACAGTTTATGTTATAGGCTAGACGGTAATCCAAACTCGGTCAATAAAGAATTTTTTGATAGTGGCAATAAAATTAATGAACAAAAATATTTGGGTGATTTCCCTTGGAAAAAGAAATCCATAGACATTGGTCCTGGAATTTCTATTATAGGATGATTTGATGATTAAGATAGAAAAAACAGCATTAGATGGCGTATTGGTAATTACACCACCCGTTGTGCATGAAGATCATAGAGGAACAAACACCGAATCGTATAACGAGAAAATTTATAAAGAAGCTGGAATAAAAACAGATTTTGTTTTAGATAGTGTCAGCACATCCAGAAAAAATGTTATTAGAGGAATTCACGGTGATAGCTATACAACCAAACTTATTTCTTGTTTATACGGAAGTTTCTATTTTATTGTTGTTAACAATGATCCGGAATCTTCACAATATCGCAAATGGATTTCTTTGACTATTTCAGATAAAAATAGATTGCAGGTCTTAGTTCCTCCTAAATTCGGTAATGCCCATTTGGTTATGAGTGATTACGGAGTGTTCAGTTATAAATTAGATGCTTATTATGATATTACCACACAATTCACATTGCCTTGGAATAGTAGTGATTTGAATATTTGGTGGCCAATTAAAAACCCAATTTTATCACAAAGGGACGCTTTGCTATGAAAAGTAAGTATCCGATGGAAGATTTTCTTCCAGCCGAAGATAAGATACAGCTAAAATTTTTAGAGAACCACACACATTTCCTGATTGGTG